AAGTGGAACAGCAACAGCTTGCAGCGGATTAATTATCTACAAAGCAAAATAAAAATAAATAGGTGAACAAAAAATGGCAGCAGCAGAAATGACGGAAACATTAGTAAAGCAAGTTTTACCAGCAATTAATGGTAAAGTAGCAACTTACACAGTAACAATAGCAACACAAAACGATTGGGTAATCTTTGGAGATTTCTACAAAGTAACTAACGTTTATGCAGAAATCGTAGCAACAGGAGCTTTAAATCCTTGTACTATTGATGGAACAACTCTTAACAAAGTTGTATTCACAAGTGCAACAACTGGCGCTATGAGAGTAGTTGCATTCGGTTACTAAATAAAAGTATTTTTTATTTTTTTTATTTTTTATTATTTAATAGGAGGATTGAATTATGGCTGATGGAGACAATTATGTATCAACAACTGATGTTTATAGAACATCAGGAATAAGTAGCACAGAAGTATCTCAAGCAGACGTATTAAATCAAATTCTAGAAGCAGAAGGATTCGTGTGTAGATATACGAAGAATATTTATTATAAAACAAATTTAGCAGCAACAAGTCTAACTAGTGCAACAACTACAACGCTAACAGCTGCAATGACAGTCACTCTCAATGGTTACAGTAACCAATACGTTGAAATTTTAAGTGGAGCTGGTAAAGGTCAGTTCAGAAAAGTATTAACAAACACCACTACAGGAACTCTTGTTCTAGATAGAGATTTAACAGTGGTTCCTAGTGCAAGTGATACTTTTAGAGTATTCTACGTACCCTCAGATTTTAGTCCTTACGTTGAAGAAATAAGAGATGGCAAAGGTTATACTTATTTTTATACTGATTATTATCCTATTCAAGCACTCGAAACAGTCACACTAAGTGGCGTCGATGTTAGTGCTAGTAACGTTTATGTTTACAAATCAACTGGAAAACTCGTGCTTAAAAGCGGAGCAGAAGCTAATAGATTCGGCGGAGTAAATCCTCAAGATGTTGAACTAACTTATTGGTATGGCGTTGATAAATTAGAATACGCAGTAAAAAGAGTAGTTGAACTCAGGGCTGCAATTCAAATATTAGGTCAACAAATGGGTGGAACTTTCGATGATCCTAGTACAGTAACTCTCCCTGATATGACTGTAAGCGTCGGTCAGGCTTATATTAATATTCGTAGTTCATTAGAAACTTTGAAAGAAGAATATAACGAATTACTCAAAACAATTAAAGTATGGCCAGTTGTGGCTGATTAAAGAAGAAGCAAGTGCTTTATAATCCTTAGACTAAGAGGTCGAAACACTAATGGTAAACGCAGGAACTGGAATAAATTTTAATATTTATCCAAAAATGATAATCAAATACGGAACTGATGTAGTTTTAACTAGCGTAACAAAAACAACGAGTAACATCGAAGGAGATGAAACGCTAACAGACGGAAGCACGGCTACAATAAGGGCTTTTTTAACAAGAAAAAACAGGCCATGGTTCGTAGATAAAGCAGGACTTATAGAAGGTGGCGACGCTGTAATGCTAGTAAAACCTACAGATACAGTTAATCGTAACGATAAAGTAACTTGGAACAATAACACTTATAGAATACAAAACGTACTAGCTCGTGACCAAGGAGGCGGGAATATAGCCTTTTATAGCTGTAACCTGTTTTTATTATGAGCAAAGAAAGCTTCCTAGAAGGAGTAGGAAACGACCTAGTCAACGAGTTAGTCCTCGTGGCGCCAGTTGATACAAGCTTTTTAAGAAATAGCATAAGTTACGAAATCGTTGGTGATAAAGTCAGAATAATGATGCCAGAGTACGCGTTATTTTTAGAATACGGAACAGCACCACACATCATAAAACCAGTAAACGCAAAAGCACTACACTGGAAAGGTGGCGGAGGAGACGTATTCGCTAAAGAAGTACATCACCCAGGAACAAGTGCGCAACCATTCATTAGAAACACTTGCTATCATAAATTAAAAGAAATAATAGATCGGAACGCTAAAATACATTTAAAAGAAGATGTTGACGTGAAATTCAAATGACAAGCACAATAGATTATAACGAAGTAAAAGAAGAAATTGTTGTATTCCTAAGAAACAACGACGTTTTATCAACGACACAAAGAAACGTAGTCACACTAGCTAGCACAGGCAGCATAAGCAACTCCACAACAATCACGATTCCAATAAGTAATGTAAAAAATATAAGAAGTTTAACGGTTGGAGGAACAAGTAAAGCCTTCGGTACAGATTATCTTGTTGATTATAATAGTGGAACAAACTGCGTCATAACACTAGCAGCAACAGCAACAGCAGCATACACCGCAACACTCGACTACGGAACAGATAAAATATTCAGTGACTTCCCAAGAACGGATCTGAGCGTGAGCAGTTTTCCAAGAATCACAGTTGACGTCATAGGCGATGACTCAATAGATATAGGTGTCGGAGCAACAAGCAAAATGACAACCCTCAGCTTTAGCATTTACGTGTACGATACAAAAGCAAATAGTATCGACGCTACATTAAAAACGATTAGAGAAAAATTCCTAGCGAATCAAAAAACATTTTACTATCAAAGATACGTTAATCGAGTTAGAACAGGACCACTTATGTTATTTACAACTTACGGAGACAACAGAATAATGTTAAAAGCTGTAGATTATTTAAGTAGTTATAACTTAGAGTATAGTTAAAAAAAACAAGGAGATGAATAAGCAATGGCACAAACAATAGGAAGCGGAGCATTCTCATACGTAAATTATGGGTTTGAAACCACAGAAGGTACAGTAGCTGCAACTTTTCCAAGACCATTCGGTCAAGGAGTTAAATTAAATGTAAGCAGAAAAAACAATATGGAAAGAGTACATAGTGTTGGCGCAAGAAACGCACAAGCTAATGTAGCAAAGAAATACGAAGGAAACGTAACAGTTGAATTTTTACTAGGCGCAGGAAACACAGCAATAGGAAATGGTGGAGCAAGTTGGCTAAGAGCAGTAATGGGAGCAATTCCAACAGACGCTGGAGCAGGACCATACACGCACACCTACGCAGAAAGCAATTCATTATACGCTTTTAGTATCGCGCACGGAACAGACATGGGTTCAAACGACTACGTTTCAAGTCTTATTGGTTGCAAAGTACAAAGCTGTAATATTAGCGCAGCAGTAGATGAAGTAACTAAAGTCAAACTAGATTGTGTTTATAGAACAGAAAGCATGGCTGTAAGCGGACTAGGAACTCAAGTAGCACCTACAGAAGAACCTCTAACTTTCGCGCATGGAACTCTTAGTGTTGCAGGAACCACAGTTGGATATGTTCAAAGCGTAGATTTAACGATTAATAACAACGTTGAAATGATATGGGGTCTTGGAAGCAGATACAGCACAGCTAGCACTGCAAAAACTAGAACTTATGATATAAAATTAAGTGTAGCTTTTACAGACGTTACTTTATTATTAGAAAAATTCTATGGTAAAGCAGCAACAGTTGCAGCAACTGACTTGGCAGTATTAAATCCAGCAGGCGTAGCTTTAGTATTAACATTTGATAATGGCGGAGCAACTACAGCAAGTAGAAAAATAGTTTTTACTTTCGCTAACTTCTACATCAACGAACACACGTTGCCACTAGACGTAAACGAAGTAATCAAAGAAGATATCAGCGGTTATGCATTAAGTTGTACAAGCGTCGTTGTAACAAACAACACAAGTACCGACGTAGCAAATCCATAAATAGAGAGAAGTGAGGGGAGAACAAATGGTAAAAAAAATAAGTATAGAATACACAGAAGGAGAAGGTCTTGAAAGAATAGACTTCAGCGGAGACGTAACCCTTAAAAAACTTAACTTCAGCGAAAAAAATGCGTTAGAAGAAGAAAGCACTGATATCAAGTTTTTTGGGAATACGCCTCAAGTAAAAGTAAGCACTAGCAAAATGAAAGAATTAGGCTTGCTTAAATCAATCGTTGAATGCACGCTAGTAAAGACTACTTATGTGCAAGATAAAGTAACGAAGAACATTGTCCCAGTAACCAATGATTATAATTTAGATATTACTGGAATTAGAAACCTTCCGACAGATATAGGAGAAGAACTCGTGTACGAATTTACAGAGATGAATAACGTTTCACCTAAAAAAAAAGATTAATTAATAACAAAATCGATGGAATGATAATACAAGACGCGGAGCTTGATAAAGCTTTTATTTATTTTACTTGCGCGTATTATTTTCATTGGACACCAAAACAAGTTGATGAAATGGAATATTATCAAATCGAAATGTTATTAAGTATCTTGCCTGGTTGGAAGAAAAAAACACAAGATGCCTTGAGTGATAAATAATGACTAATGACAAAAAAGTAGCAGTGGTTGAAGTTGGAATGGGAACTAGCAGTAGAAGCAAATCTGAGAAAGCTGCAGGAACAGACAAAGGAAGCAGATCCGCTGATGATTTCAGTTCTAGAATAGAAAAGAGCATCGAGAAATTACTGGGCAATTTTAAGCCAATGAAGGGCAAAGGCAAAGATGGTGAAGACGCTTCAAAAAGCGTAAGTATGGGAGTTGCAGCAGGACTCGCAGCAGGAGGAGTAATAGCACTTTTAAACTTAATCGTTGAAGCAGTGAGCAGTATTCCTATGATCGGAGCTATTATGAAGATGCTTAAACTTATTCTTATGGCTTTATTTATGCCACTTATACCTATACTTAAACCAATTCTAATTATACTGGGAGAACTCGCGAAGTTCATGATGAAAAGTCTCACACCAAAAACAGAAGCAGAAAAAGCAGGCGCCGTAGGAGGAGCTGCAGCAGGCGGAATTATTGGTGCAATAGTAGGAGGACCAATAGGAGCAGCGATCGGAGTTGCCGTTGGGGCTTTATTAGGAATGTTAGTTGCGAAATTAGCTGAATGGTTAGTCAAAGTATGGCCTGAAATCTGGAAGTTCATAACAGGAATAGGTGTGGCTATTTGGGAAGCATTAAAGGCTACAGGTAAATTCTTGGCGAATATAGGTAAATGGATTTGGGAACAAATACTCAAACCAGCGTTTAATTTCTTAGCTAAAGTAGGCTTATGGATATGGGAACAATTATTAAAACCATATTTTATGGCTCTTGCTAAAGTGGGAACTTGGATATGGGAGCAAATATTAAAACC